AGAAGCAAGACGACAAGACAGATAAGAAACTCGAAGCATTCTCTAGATACATCCAGAGCATTGATGGATGGCGAGAAAAACTCTCTGCTCTAGGATACGATGACATTGCTGCAGTGCCAGAAGACAAGCGCCGCCAAGTATATCAAGCGATCAAAGACTATGAGCCAGAACAGACTGCCGACACAACGCAACCAACACAACCAAAGAAATCAGAGAAGCCAGATGGCTTTGAGAATACGGTAAAATCAATCAATAATTGGCTGGATAAGCTCGGGCGGATCGGATACGAGAGCATAGAATCCATCCCAGAAGCAAAAAAGAGATCCGTGTTAGCAAAACTCAAAACTATGCGATAAAAAGGAGACAAAAAATGAAAACAAGAATCACAGCATCAGAGTTAGAAAAGCATATCCTTTGCCCTGGATACAAGTATCTGGACAAAGAGGACTACGACAATGCGAGCATGAGCGACGGCCGCAAGGTACATAAGATGATAGAGGACTATTTGCGTCGTGGCAATGTCGAGGTCGGTGATAGTCAACATCCGAAATATAAGTCATTCCTTTCTTTCTTCGATGAATACAAGACCAAAATGCGCGTGCTTGCCGTTGAGCAGGCGTATGCATACGATATTTTTACAGGCGAGAGTAAGGAAATCGCGATTACGGATAGAGATTATCCATATGACGCCGGCTTTGTCTATGGCACTGCTGATCTAGTTTGTTCTGTCAACGGAGAGAAGTATGTCATAGACTGGAAGACTGGTAAAAACCATGACGCCTCCTATGTCTATCAGATGGCGATGCTGAAGCTGATGAGTGGCGCGGAACGTTGTATGATCGTATATCTATCAGAAGATGGGTACACAAAGCGATTGTTTTGGCAAGACGAGATCGAGCAAGCAACGGAAGAGATCATGGTTGCGCTAGCTAATGATGAGATTGTATTCCAGCGAAATCATCACTGCCTTGATTGTCGCGCTGTCGGATGTCCTATGTCGCGAGCGGTCGCAAACATAATCTGCGGCGATAGCATCGCAACACCAGAAGATGCTTGGCGCGCTCTGATGCGAGAGAAGCAGCTGAAGGAAGAGGCCGAGAGGCTTAGCAGCGCAGTCAAAGCGTATTGTGAGAGTCAATCGGGATATGTTTCTCTGCCTGACGGTCATGCGTATGTGATGCGCTGCGAGACGCGCAGAACGCTAGATCAAGAAGCGGCTAAAAGCTTAATCATGCAATGCGGATATAATGTGTCTGATTACGAGAGGGTGACGAAATTCAAAAAATTCATGCTGACAAAGGAGAAGAAAAATGTTTAATCGCGTTTATCTCTGCGGAAATATCGCAAATATCAGGCGCGGCGTGATCCCAGGCAAATCAACGCCTTACACTTCATTTTCTTTGGCGACAGATAACTACATAGGAAGCGGCGCTGATAAGCGACACTTTGCGTCATGGCATAATGTGGCGCTATACGGCGAGACAGCAGTCCTCTTTGATCGCTCGTATATAGACGAGGGAGATATGCTCATCGTAGAAGGGCGCATCGCGTACCAGAAGCGCGGAGACAAAGTGTACACCAGCATCTACTGCGATCGCTTCTACAAGCTGCCGAGGACGAGGACGAGAGGCCACGAAGACGCGCCGCCACACAGTCCAGCGATCGACGCAGACGTCCCGTTTTGATCGCGACATAAAATGTCGTGATAGATGGACATACACAACTGCATAGCATACCAGCGTCCCAGCGCTGGTATTTTGCATATATATATAGAGAGACGCTGTTTTTAAGACTTATTAACACCTATAAACACCTTATCAACACATTATCCACGACTTTTTTCAGAAAAGCAAAAAAAAGTATTGCTTTCTGTTGCGGAATGTGGTATATTATTGTTGTCAGCGAAATGATTCGCAGGATAAAAAAGGAAAAAAGGAGACAAAAAATGAAAACAATAATCAACACCCAGAACGCCTTACGCAATATCAATGATATCTACATCGAGATTGACGGCAAGAAAATGACCGTGCGCGATATTATAGACGTGTCACGAGACGTCGTATATGAGGGATTGTTCTGCTTGGCGAAGCAAGATTTGCGGCACGTCGATTTCAGCAAAGAAGACTTGTCCGGCGGAGATTTCAGCGGCGCGGACTTGCGCTTGTCGGACTTAAGTGAGTCAAACTTACGCTTGACGAACTTGAGCGGAGCAGACTTGAGCGAAGCAAACTTGAGCGGTGCAGACCTGCGGGAATCTAATGCGTTGGGAGCGCACTTGCGCAAAGCGATACTGGATGAGGCGGATTTGCGGAAGGTCTGCTTTTTTTCCGCTAAACTTTGCGGAGCACGCATTTGCGGAGCAGACCTAACAGGCGCAAACCTGTATAATGCCGACTTGCGAGGCGCAGACTTGCGAGGCGCAAACATCGAAGCCGTGAAACTAATCGGCGCAGACCTAAGCGGAGCAAACTTAAGCGGCGCAGACTTAAAATCATCCAACCTGAACGGAGCAAACTTAAGCGGAGCAAACTTAAGCGGCGCAGACTTAAGCTATGCTAGCTTCCACGGCACGCGCTTAGAAAACGCCGACTTGAGAGGCGCAGACCTGCGCAATGCCTACTTATCCACCGCACATCTTGCAAATGCAGACTTGAGAGGCGCAGACCTGCGAGGAGCGGTCTATATGGATGACACACTGTCTAAGTCTATCACCGACGAGACCACAAAACTAGATGATTTAGATGATTGATGACGCGTCCCAAAACTCAGCACGGCACACGCCGTGTTACCTGACCGGTGCGCGCTAGGATACTGAACTTTCTGGAATTTCCGGAAAGTTCATTTTTCATTTCCACGGATCACAATAATAATGTATATTTGAATTAAGTCAGTAAATTAAGACTATAAAACCTCGACAGGGACTGGCGAGTACACTGATGGAGTGGATGTAAGACCAATATGAGCAGTGCCTTTCGCCTAACTCATAAAGGCAACTACGATGAAGTCAGAAGCCCATGAGTCTTTAGCTCAGGGGTAGTTCACCTCTTTGATGTTATCCATGATTACACGCATCATTTCTTTATATGGAGAAAAAACCTCGCAAATCCAGAAAGGGGATCAAATACGATCCCTCAATGGCTGACCGTGTGAGGGCTATCGCGCCAGCGACAGAAATTGACATCGCTGTCCTGCTCGACATACGCAGAGAGACTGTTAGCCGATGGGCAAAGCGGTATGAAGACTTCGGCGCTGCTGTCGAGTACTGCCGCCTGCGATACATCCAGGACCTCATCGCTAAAGCATTAGCGAATAAGGTGAATTGGGCTTTCGCGAAATATCTACTGTCGGCGCTCTTCAACATCGTCGAGAAGATAGAGGCAAAAAACGAGATCGTCGGCAAGGACGGCAAAGCAATATCAATGCCACCGACGCAAATAGTGATCGTCAAACACAAGAATGAAGCGGAACAAAGCTAATCGTGCAGTCACGTTTTCTTTCCCAGAAAAGTTAGAGCCTATACTACTAGACGCGCGAGGCAATCCGTTCCCATATTATAAATACATTTTCCTTCGTGGCGGTCGTGGTGGTGGCAAGACGCGCGGCGCTGTCTCTTACATTATCGCGCTGATGCGATCTAAGCCAATACGCGGCTTGGTAGGGCGCGAGTTCCTTAACTCGATCAAGGCGTCATCATGGCAGACCTTCAAGGACGAGATCGAGCGCCAGAACCTGACCAGCGAGTTCATTGTGACGGACCGCGAGATCAGGCACATCAACGGGAATTTCCTCATCTTCACTGGGCTCAGACACAATGTAGAATCAATAAAATCAAAGGAAGGGCTCAACCTATTCTTTTGCGACGAGGCTCGCACGCTGTCGCAATACTCAATAGATGTCGTGATCCCAACCATACTGCGAAATAAAGAGCCACGCCTGATCTTCGTTTACAACCCTGAGGAGGCGGGCGACCCCGTGCATGTCATGGCAAACGCCGGCATGCCTGAATCCATCACGATAGACATGAGTATAGAGGATAACCCGTGGGCCTCTAAAGACATGTATGATGAGCGCGCAAGAGCATACCGAGAAGACCCCGAGAAAGCTGAGTGGATTTGGGGCGGCCAGTGCATCCAACGCACCAACGCGCAAGTTTTCGGCGGTAGATACAGAATAGAAGACTTCGAGCTGGACGAAAACCTACCTCTATATGTCGGCATCGACTTCGGATTTGCGCAAGACCCTACGCATATAGTATGCGCGCATGTGGTCGACAAGACAATTTACATCCCAAGAGAAGCCTATGGCGTGGGCATAGAGATAGACCATATCCCAGACACACTAAAGAAGATCGGCATATCCAGCAGTCAAGATATACGATGCGATAGCGCGAGACCAGAAACTATATCATACCTACAGCGTCACGGATACCCGAAAGCCAAAGCGGCCTCAAAGTGGCCTGGCAGTAAGCAAGACGGCATATCCGTATTGCGGACATACGACATCATAATACATCCAAGATGCCGCAACATAGCCGAACAAGCGCGACTCTACCGCTACAAGACAGACCCAATCACCGGCGACATTAAATCAGAACCAGAGGACAAGAACGATCACGGCTTTGACGCGCTACGCTATGCGCTAGATCCACTAATCAGAAACAAAATCAAAAAAGACACAAAGTATGCGAAGCTAGATAATTTTGGCAAAGGTCATATGTTATGAAGATAAATGATATATTTTATCTGTTAAGCGTGTGAAAAAAGATTATGGAAATTAATCACGTATTAAGAGAATATGCGGAAGCCTACTCATCAGATTACGAGGAATGCAGGGAAGACTTGCGTTTTGCTTCGCTTCTGCAATACAAAGAGAAGCAGGCGGATGACATCAAGTTAGTTTTCGATCGCATCAACCGGATCAAGAACCGTATCGTCAACCCATGTCGGATCAACCCATTTGGCTTTGGTGTGTCTTTCTTTGGCGTAGGTGATGCGACTAGAGCCGCGCGACTAAACGCGTTCTTCGACGCGATACAGAGCGACACGAACGCATATAGCGTGTTTGCTGATGCGCTAGACATCGCGTTGATGTGTGGTAGAGCTTACATCGTCATCGGCAATGACTACATAGACGAACGCTCATTGGATCAGAAGATCGTCATCACTTGCCCAATAGACCCAACGACTGTATTTATTGATCCGGCATCTACTGCCGTTGACGGAAGTGACATAGAACACGCTGCACAAGTTTCCTTCATTTCTAAGTCTGCAGCGAAAAGGAAATACGGATTAGAGGATGATGCGCTGAAGAGATCGCTATTGCCATCAGGCTTTGACCTGCTTAAGCGAAGCGACATGACCGAGCTAATCGCCTACTGGCGCAAGGAAAGCAAGCGCAATCATGTTGCTTACATACAAGACACCCAGAGCGGCAGAGTCATCACCGTGCCTATAGAGCAAGTAAAAGAGATGCTGTCTGCAAATCTGATATTGCAAGAGCAGATACTCGGTGATAGACGCATCAGCGATGTCAGTATCAAATATGAGCTTTGGTGTGGCGAGAATAAGATCACAGAGAGCGTTTTGCCGATACGCTATATCCCTGTAGTCCCCGTGTATGGCAAGCGCGTATATCTTCAGGATCGCATCACCTACAAGGGTCTTTCATATTTACTTCGTGACATTCAGCGCGTGATTAACTTTGCGGCCAGCGCCGAAGCGTATCGCCTGAATAATGCGCCGATCGCGCCGTATATAGCTGAATATGAACAAGTGATGGATGGTGGCGCGATACAGCGCATGTGGGAGAACGTCAACCGAGAACGGCGCGGCGCTCTGATCTACCGCCGTGTGGATGGTGTTCCGCCGCCTACGCGCGCCGATGTATCGCCGCAGACTGCTGAGATACAGGTCACGCGCAAGGGATTGCAGGTCGACGCCGATGAGTCGCTAGGCTTTGGCGCTTCAGATTTTGGCAATGCGATAGGGGCTAAGAATGCGAGCGGCCTTGCGCTGTCGATTATGCAAGAAGTGAGCGACTACCAGACGGCATGTTGGACAGACAACCTCAAGAGCAGTGTGATACAGGTTGGCCGCATCGTGTCAGAGCTTGCGCCGCTAGTGTATAGCGAAGGTATCAGAGTCTCTTACTTCGCCGATGGCAAGCGATACAGCGAGATCGTGCGAGCGGATGAGCTAACCGGAAGTATGCGTTTTGTGATCACGGCATCGCCAGAGGGCGCGCAGAAAAAACGGCACGGCGCTCAGATACTCGCTACCTTAGCAGGCCAGAACCAAGATTTTGCAAGGGCTTTCAGCGACATTATATTGCAGAACTCAGGCGTAGACATACCAGAGGATGCGATTGAGCGAGCAAGGAAGATGATTCCATCGCACTTAATAGGCCAATCGCCAGACCCTGAGACGATGCAGACCCTGCAAGCCATGCAGGCATCTATGGATGAGATGGCTAAGACGATAGAGCAGTATGAAGCGATCATAAGCCAGTTGCAAGCGAAGATATTAGGTGACACACGCAAGAGCGAGATCGAGTACATCAAGGAGCAATTGAAGATCATCGGTGACATGCTGATTGAGCAACAGAAGCAGAAAGGCAAGTTAGATGCGATCGAAGCGAAGGCTGTCGCTGATGTTGTGCGTAAGACTAGTGAAGCGATGATCAATGAGTCTAACGCAATGAAAGAGAATGTGGAGATCAAATACTCTGATCCTATTGATCAGTTTACTCCACTAGTGCCTGGTCCGCTAGTGGTAGGTGATACAACAGACCAGACGGCATCAACCCGTAGTGTTGAGTGAGGGAACGATGATCGACGAAGAGCAGACGCAGACGACAGAAGAGGCGCAAGGAGTTGCGGCAGTAGGCGAGACAGCCGATGCCGGCGAGGCGAACCAAGCCGCCGTAGATCCACTAGAGCAGAGACTTGCCGAGCTGGAAAGCAAATACCAGCGCGAGATCAAGCGGCTAGAGCATGGACTAGGCAAGAGCATTGGTAAGCTCAGGCAGCGCAACCGCGCACTAGAAGAGGTCATCTCAAGGCTTGTGCCAGACCCAAGCTCGATCCAGTTCAAAAGCGATGATGAGCGCAAAGCTTATGAGAGCTATGCCAAGCCAATCATAGAGGATATCAAGGCAAAGGTATCCGAGATTGAGAACGCAGAGAAGAGCGAAGAGGTAGAGGCACTGCGAGCGCAGATGGTACATACGACACTGCAGGGATTGCAGCAGTTACCCGATGCGCAAGAGATCGCGCTGATGTATAATCGGGCGATCCAGAACGGCGCTGAGTATGACCTAGATGATGATATACTTGCGTTCACAGCACACAACCCCGCTCTACTGCGCGCTCTTTATGCTGACCCGCAGCAGATACCAACACTGAAGCGTATGCCGTCGAGTGTCAAGACAGCGACATTAGTGGCGCTCATGGCGCAAGCTAATGCGCACAACGCACCGCGAGCAACGCAGAGACCGAAAACCAATGTATTACCAGCCGCGCCAATCGGTAGTAGTGGAACGGCGATCGGCGACCCAGAGACATCACTAGATGGCGATGCTTATCTGAAGTGGTATCGAGAGCGCCGATCAAAACAGAAAGGATAAACTATGGCAAACAAACTTTTAACGAGCGATAAAATCGTAACTCGTGCGCTGGCTGTGCTGCATGAAGTATTGACTGTGCCGCCCAATGTCAATCGGCAGTATAGCGATGAGTTCTCGGACACTGGAGCTAAGAGCGGCGACTCGATCCGCATCCGCAAGCCCACGCGCTTTGTGGCTGCTGAAGGCGCAGAAGCCGTGTTCCAAGATGTGGATGAGGACTATGCGACTCTCACGATCGCCAAGCAATTCAATGTGCCTGTCGAGTTCACCTCTAAAGAGCTGACGCTGTCACTGGATGACTTTGAGACTGTCGTATTGCGTCCGGCGATGGCTGCTCTGGCGTCAAGGATTGACCAGTACGCCTTTGAGGTGCTGAATACTGGCTGTGGCGCAGTCGTGCTTGGTAGTGGCGCTAATGAGGCTATCAAGTGGAGCGACTTAGTCAAGGCTGGTGCGTATCTAGACCAGAACGCAACGCCGCGCGATGGCAATCGCAGCGTGCTGATCAACCCACT